CTTTTTTATTTTCAGAAAAAACGAGAGGAGGTTTCCCTATGGTCGGGACAAAGTTAGAACGAGACTTCCAGGCAAATCTTATAAGAGAGTTGAAAGAGCTGTTTGTAGGTTGCATCGTGACCAAACTGGATGCCAGCCACATTCAAGGGATACCAGACCTCTTGATTCTGTATAAAGATAAATGGGCCACCTTGGAATGTAAGAAATCTGCGAGGGCTAAAAAACAGCCAAACCAAGAATATTACGTTGGACTGATGAACAAGATGTCTTTTTCAAGATTCATCTGTCCTGAGAACAAGGAGGAAGTACTGCATGAACTTCAACAAACATTCAAACCTTGAAGGGCAGCACGCCTTTCTCGGCGCAAGCAAGTATCACTGGATCAATTACAGTGAAGATAAAGTTGCGGAATCCTACAGCAGATTTTTAGCGACACAGAAAGGAACACAGCTCCATGAATTTGCGGCGCAGTGTATCCGGCTTGGACAAAAGTTACCAAAATCGAAAAAGACACTGAATGCATATGTCAATGATGCTATCGGTTTCAAAATGACACCTGAACAAATTCTGTTTTACTCAGACAACTGTTTTGGTACAGCGGATGCGATTGCTTTCCGTGGTGATCTGCTGAGAATACATGATTTGAAAACAGGGGCTATTCCAGCCCATATGGAGCAGTTGGAAGTATATGCCGCCCTTTTCTGTTTGGAATACAAAATTAAGCCAGCAGATATTCGTATGGAGCTACGTCTGTATCAGTCGGATGATATTTTGGTCGGTAATCCGACAGTTGAGGATATCGCGCCAATCATGGATAAAATCATCACGTTTGACAGAATCATTAACAAAATTAAAGAACAGGAGGAGTAAGCATGAATCCCATTGCGGAAGAAATTTTAATGCATTATGGAATGCCAAGACGTTCCGGCCGCTATCCTTGGGGTTCCGGCGATAATCCTTACCAGCACAGCGGTGATTTCCTCAGCCGTATTGATGAGCTGAAAAGTCAGGGGCTTCGTGAGACAGAAATCGCAGAGCACCTTGGATTGACAACTACTCAGTTGCGTACTCAGATGAGCCTTGCTAAAGATGAACGGCGCTCTCTTCAGGTCGCAACTGCCAAAGGACTTAGAGAAAAGGGATATAGTCTTAACGAAATTGCTGAAAAGATGGGATTTGCAAATGATTCTTCGGTACGCTCTCTTCTCAATGAAAATTCCGAAGCCCGCATGAACCAGGCTAAAACGACTGCTGATTTTCTGAAAAAGATGATTGATGAAAAAGGAATGATTGACGTCGGTACTGGAGTTGAGCGGGAGCTTGGGATTTCCAGAGAAAAGCTGAACCAGGCACTTTATATTTTGGAGATGGAAGGATACCCGGTTTATGGAGGCGGAGTTCCTCAAGTAACAAATCCAGGTAAGCAGACAAACATCAAGGTTATATGTCCTCCTGGAACAGAGCATAGAGAAATTTATGATTTCGATAATGTTCATTCAGTAAAGGATTATGACCAGATTCTCAGCGAAGATGGACAGAAAATAAGACCTGCGTTTCAGTATCCGGAAAGCATGGATTCCAGCCGCCTGAAAATTAACTATGCGGAAGACGGTGGTATTCAGAAAGATGGAGTAATTGAAATTCGGAGAGGCGTAGACGATTTGTCGCTTGGGGATTCACACTACGCACAGGTTCGGATTATGGTTGACGGAACTCACTATCTGAAAGGAATGGCAGTATATTCCGATGACCTCCCGGATGGCGTGGATGTGTTATTCAATACAAACAAGAAAACTGGAACACCGATGACCGATGTTCTTAAGAAAATTAAAGATGACCCTGACAACCCATTTGGCTCTTTGATTAAGGAACATGGCGGCCAGAGCTATTATATTGACAAAGATGGGAATGAAAAACTTTCCCTTATCAACAAGCGTGCTGAAGAAGGAGATTGGGGAGAATGGAGCGACCATCTTCCGTCCCAGTTCTTGTCTAAACAAAGCATGACTCTTATCAATAAGCAGCTTGGACTTGCCACTGCTGATAAAGTTGCAGAGTATGACGAAATTTGTGCGCTTACCAATCCTACTGTCAAGAAGACATTGCTTAAATCATTCGCTGATGATTGTGATTCGGCAGCAGTGCATCTTCAGGCAGCAGCATTGCCAAGGCAGAAGTATCAGGTCATATTGCCTTTGACCACAATCAAAGATACGGAAGTCTATGCTCCAAATTACAAGAATGGGGAACAGGTTGCTCTGATTCGGTATCCGCATGGGGGAACTTTTGAAATTCCGGTTCTTACCGTGAACAATAAGCAGCCGGAAGGTAAGAAGGTACTTGGCAATACACCCAAAGACGCAATCGGTATTAACAGTAAAGTTGCGGAACGTTTGTCGGGTGCCGATTTCGATGGCGACACGGTTATGGTAATTCCGACAGGCGGAAAAATTAAGATTACGTCTACCCATCCACTAAAAGGATTGGAAGGATTCGATCCTAAAGAGAAGTATGGTCCTGACAGCACCACGCAGTCTTATAAAAGGATGGGAAAAACCCAGACCCAAACGGAGATGGGAAGAATCTCCAATCTGATTACAGACATGACACTGAAAGGGGCTACTGAAGATGAACTGGCGAGAGCTGTAAGGCATAGTATGGTTGTTATTGATGCGGAAAAACACAATCTTGATTATCGAAGAAGCGAAAGCGAAAACGGTATCCCGGCTTTAAGAAAAAAGTATCAGGGGAGAATCAAAGAAGATGGCCGATATACAGAAAGCGCATCAACGCTTATTTCGCGAGCTAAGTCTGAAGTATCGGTACCTAAGCGGAAAGGAAGTCCCATTATTAACGAGGACGGCTCCCTGAGCTACAAGACTGCTGACGATCTTACCTATGTTGACAAGAAAACCGGAAAGACCAAGACCCGTACACAAAAAAGTACACAGATGGCTGAAGCCAAGGACGCCCGTACCCTTTCGTCAGGCACCCCTCAGGAAGAAGCTTATGCCTCCTATGCCAATAAGATGAAGTCCCTGGCTAACCAAGCCCGTAAGGAGATGGTGAGTACTGGTAAGATCCCCTACTCTGCTTCCGCCAAGGCGGCCTACCAGAACGAAGTAGACTCCCTTAATGCTAAGCTCAATGTGGCCCTTAAGAACGCCCCTCGCGAAAGACAGGCTCAGGTAATTGCAAATGCTACAGTAACGGCAAAGAAGCAGGCAAATCCCGACATGACTAATGCTGAGATTAAGAAAGCAAATCAACAGGCTCTCACAGCAGCACGAAAACAGGTGGGCGCAGAGCGCAAGCCAGTTGTCATAACAGATAGAGAATGGGAAGCTATACAAGCCGGAGCTATTAGCGAAAGCAAGCTGACACAGATTCTCAATAATGCCGACATCGACAGCCTTAGACAGCGAGCGACACCCCGTGCTACTACAACATTGAGTACCGCTAAGCAGAACAAGATTGCCTCTATGAGCGCTTCTGGTTACAGCACATCTGAGATTGCCGAAGCACTTGGTATTTCTACATCAACCGTGTCTAAATACTTGTAATGAAAGGAGTGAATTGTTCATGCAACAGCAATGCATGTTGACAACGATTGACAATCCGTTTGATCCATTTGAACAGTTTCATTCCTGGTTTCTGTTCGATGTGGAAAAAGGTTACAATACTTGCGCTTATCTTGGAAGAATTGCGCGAACTTCTGAACAGATGTCGGATGAAGAGAATGACATCGAAGTGGAACGTGCAATCGATGAAATCATTAAATACGATTTCCTGAACATCTATAAAAAGGTGAGGAAACAAGGTAATAGCAGGAAAAGTAATCAGGATTCAAGCAATAAAGCAAGCTAACAACAATTCGTATACTGTCAGAGCCTCCGCTGACAGGGCTGCCATAAGGTATAGGGGGGTGTCGCCAAAATAGCACCCCCTCCCTTATCGCGGCGATCTTTGAAAATTCTCCGGGGGATATTTTTGTGGAAAGTTTTTATATTTTCATGATACTAAAAAGAGCTCGCAGGGTTCGTATGACGCCACAGGATCGCTTTCCTGTTTTCTCCTTTCAGATTCAGGCGTGAAACAGCTTTGTGAGTTCTTTTTAGTGTCATGAAACTGGTCTATTAGTATATAGATTCCCAACAGGACTATGTTAAAACTAAATGATATTTGAACGAGAGGAGGCGATAACTGTGGGAAAAACCAAAGTCGTTAGTTCATCTGGGGCTACCCGCAGAATGCGTCCTGCGTTGACACCAGAAGCAAGAGAAAACCAGATGATTTCTTTGGCAATGGATGTCGCGGAAGAACGGTTAAGGAATGGAACGGCATCTTCTCAGGAAATAGTTCACTTTTTAAAGCTTGGCTCATCCAGAGAGAAGTATGAGCAGGAAAAGATTGCTTTGGAGAACGAGCTTGTAAAGGCTAAAACGGAAGCGGTCGCTTCGGCAAAGGATATAAAGGAGATGTACGACCAGGCGATGGCCTCTTTCCGTAGATATAGTGGGCAGGAGGATGATGAAGATGAGTATTAGAACATATTCCGAACTTTCCCTGCTGAGAACATTTGAGGAGAGGTTTCGATACCTGCAGCTTAATGGTTCTGTAGGCAAGGAAACATTTGGTTTTGACAGGTTTGTCAATCAGGAGTTTTATAGATCCCAGGAGTGGAAGTCTGTTCGGGATTTTGTGATTCTGCGGGATGGAGGACGCGACTTGGGTGTTGACGGATATGACATCTTTGGAAAGATATTCATCCATCATATGAATCCGATTCTTCCTAAGGATATTGAAACCTGTAGTGATTTCCTGCTTAATCCTGAGTACCTGATTACAACGACGCTTAATACCCATAATGCTATCCATTACGGTGATGAGGAACTACTGGTCAGGCTTCCTCCGGAGCGAACAAGAAATGACACATGTCCCTGGAAACATTAAAGAAAGGAAAGATTTATGGAAAGTATACTTACATCAATCAAGAAAATGCTCGGAATCATCGAAGAGTATGAACAATTCGATGCTGATTTGATTATGCATATAAACTCCGTATTCATGATTCTGAACCAGATTGGTGTAGGACCATCACGGGGTTTTTCAATCAAAGGGGAGGATGAGGTGTGGATCGACTTTATCCCGGATGATTCGCGACTGGAATTGGTAAAATCCTATATGCATCTGAAAGTGAAACTGATTTTCGACCCGCCATTAGGTTCTGCGGTTATTGAAGCTATGAACCGAATGATTAGCGAATTTGAATGGCGGCTCAGCGTTGCGGTTGATCCCGGAGATTCTAAAGGAGAGGAGGAAAATTCAAAATGAACAATTTTTTACAGCATCATGGAGTTTTGGGTCAGCGTTGGGGAGTACGGCGTTATCAGAACAGCGATGGCACTTTGACGTCTGCCGGAAGAAGACGGCTTCAGGGGAGTGGAATATCATCTGATGAGAATGGTCGCGTAAGTGGTGATAATAGCGGCCGCGCAAGAGGAGCCGTCCATCAAACAGTTGCAAATGATTATAAGAATGCCGGTGCTGGACTGCAGTCTGCAAGCAATGCTGCAAAGGCCGCTTCAAGCATAAGCAGCCGTGGAGCTAACCGTAAACAGGCAAAGGCAATGGATGAAATGGATCTGTCGAAAATGACGGATAAAGAGCTTCAGGCCGCAATTAACCGTCTCAATCTGGAACGAAACTATAAGTCTTTATCAACTGAGCATATCAAGTCCGGTAGGGATTATGTGTCTAGTTTTCTGTCCACGACCGGTGATGTTCTCGCAATCGGTGCTTCAGCGGCAAGTATCATGATGATGATTCATCAGCTTAAGAGCTAGATTATGCCGTGGGAAGGAGAAAA